TACTATTGCCTGGTCGTCTGTTAATCCAACATTATTAGAGCCATGCTTCCAAACGCCATTTACTTTGTTTAAAATTTGTTTATCTAATGCTTGTTTTAAAAACACTCTATGTTCTTTATCTACATCATTTAATGTAGCTAAAAACTTTGTAGCGTTATCACTAGCAAACTGTATAATTTTTGCTTTTAACATCATGTCATCTAAGTTAGGTGACAATCCCATTAATACAGAAAGATTTTTTAATTCATTAATATTTAACTGTGATGCAGTTGTAATAGCTTTTGCTGATTCTATAGAGTCTTCAGCTGCTTTTTCTTGCTCTGCTCTCATGTCTTGTAAAATAAATTTAGCACCTCCTTTAACTAACGGATGGTCTTTAAGAAAATCATAAATTCTTTTATCATCTTCGTCATTTATATCTAAAGACTTTATTGCATTAAACATTTCATAACCCGTTACTTCTTCTCCATTTGGGTCAATTAATTTTCTATTTTTACCTTTTTCATCTTTATAATTACCAAATTTACAGTAATTAAATTTTTCTACATTTCTTGCTTTTAGTAATACTATATGTTTTTTCATTTTATTATTTTTTAAGTTCCCTGTTATTTAATTCTCTTTCCTTTGTTCTCTTTTATTAAGTTTCCGTTTTCTATCCATGTTTTATTTTGTGAATGTTTACGCCACTTAAATCCAGATTGTCCACCAATATTAAAACGCACTTGATTTTTTTCTGCGCCTTCTGTTTGTTTTTTATCCCATTTTTCTGGGTCTTTAGCAATGCTTCTTAAATATTGTGCAAAATTCATATACAAATATAAAGAATTTTGGGAGAGCATAAAGCCCTCCCATAATTCACATTAATTATGCAGTAGCAGATTCAACTAAATGAGTCGTACCGATTGCAGTAACAAGATGTCCTGATAAATGCCAGTTAACACCATCACAAAGGAAAGTCATTTGACATCCTTCTAGTGTTTGTGCAACTGAACCATCTATAGTAATCTTAGATTCTGCATTAAACTTATCAACTTTACTATCAGCACCTAAAGTTATAATACCACCAAATATATCAGTAGCATCTAAACCAGTAGTTACAATAAAGTCTGCATCATCATCAGAATCAACTGTAAAACAGAAATCATAATATACACCAGCAGATGAAGCAGCGGTAGGTAATGTAATTGTTACATTATTATCTACAGCTGACATATCTACAGTATATAAACTTCCTGATTCAGCAGTTGTTAATGTTCTAGTTACTGCAGCGCTATTAGTTATACTCTCAACTGGTCTCGCAAGACGCATATGAGGAGTAAATAATGCATTTTCACCACCAGTTAATGAACCAAAAGATTCATCTACACCTGTAGCAAAGTTTTTTACCGCAGTTCTAAATTTGTTAAAACTAAATTTTAAAGCCATTTTTATTTATTTTAAAGTTATTTACTAAGGTATTTATGCGCATAGGCTATCTATTCACAAATACCAATTAATTATTTATTTGTTATGAACCAGGAGTTATTGTACCAACAGCAGTAACGTCTTCAACATATATGCCTTTTACGTCGTCAGCTATAGTAACAACACCTCTACCAGTTAAACAAATTTTTGCGATACGTTTTACCGCATCGTCTTCTTTTCCATCAGTTGCTGTTAATTCAGCTACACCTATAACTCCACCAGCAGCACCAGAATTTAAAAAACTAACGTGAACAGAACCGTCCGCATCGTTTTCAATACTTGTTACTTGCCCTGAAGGTATACACATACAGTCATTATCAGCAGTTTGAAAAAATAACATACAAGCCATTTTTATAATACCTCCTACTTTACTCAGAGGATTTTTTTAAGTTAAGTCTAGAGAGGGGGAATAAATCCCCCTGTGTAGACAATTAAGTTAATTATTATGATACACTCAATACACCACAAGACAATGGATTTCTAACAATGATTCCAGATTCAGAAAGCAAGTGTGCTTCAAATTTGTCATCTGCGTTAGCAGCCATCATAGACTTTTGGTCATATGGGTTAATCATTCCAGCTACATATTTCTTAATGAAGCTTCTGTTTACGTTCTCAGCACCTTTAGTGATAAGCTCAATATTAGAAACACCACTAGTTTTTCCAAAATCTAGAAATACCATTTTAGCTGATTCTTTTAATCTTACATCACCAAATCCATTAGTACCACCTGAAGCTGAATGTAAATTAGGGTCATCAAATACTGGGCAATAAGCCATAGTTAATTTGTTACCTAATGCTGTGTAAGATGTAAAATTAGCACCTAACTCAACATTTCCATTTACACCAGACATAGAACCACCAGTAAAACTTCCAGATGGAGCAATTAGTAAATCTTTCATTGCTCTATGAAAAGCTAATCTTCCTTCAGTACCAGTCATTACTACATACTCATTACCTTCAGCGTTAGTAGCATTTAAAGATAATTTAGCTAAGAACTCAGTAATGATGTCTTCAGTTAAAGCACCCATTGAATAAGTAGCTTGATTAGAAGAATCAATTTGAGCTAATAGTCCATCACCAGTAACAATAGAATTTTGTTGACTACCACTTCCAAGTCCTAATGCAGATGAAGTATATGCACCTGGTCTTTGAACCGTAGTATCAGTAATAGAAGTTCTACCGTACCATCTTTGTAGCTCTTGCTGATACATGTATTCATCCATCATCATTTGCTCTTTAGTAAAGTACCATAGTCTATGTCCATTGTTTTCAATCCATGTTACATCTGTAATGTCTTTTCCTGTTACAGAAGTTTTCTTACGCATAGTTGTAAGATAGTTAACATAAGTAGATGGATATACATAGTTTTCACCAACATCATCTCCTGAAGACCCGTTAGGGAATGCAGAACCAATAGAAGCAATAATAGCTTCATCAGCAGCGTCTGATGTTAATAAAGGATTAGCTGTACCATCAATCATTTCAAATTTAACTACTGAGTCAGAAGATGTTGTAGCAGTACCACCGTTAGCAGCAGCTCTTGTTACATCAGCAACTGGGTCTTGCAATACTAATGCAGTAGCTCCAGATTGGAATCTAACCATATCGTATTTATTTAAGAAACTTCCAGTTCTTCCTGTAGTTTGTCCATCAAAAGACATGTAGAATACATCACCATCAGCATCCATTTCATCATAGTTTCCTGCTGTAGCAGCAGATGCTCCTGAGTTAGCAGTTGAACCTACAAATGTTACACCATCAGTTGAAAGCCATCCATTAGAATAAGAAGGAGTGTTATATCTTCCCATTACTTTCCACTCAAAAGAGTTATCTCCTAATACTTTTTCTTTTGCAAATCTTCCTGTTTTTTCTAATAGGAATGTAGCAGAGTATCTAGGATATTGTTGAATAAGAGTTCTTGCAATCTCTGGGTATTGCAAAAGGGCTGTATTCAACGAGTTTTCTGGGGACGTTCCGCTTCCGAAAGTCCCTGTATATACTTTAGCCATTTTTTTTAATTTATTTAATTATACTTTATTTTAATTTAATTGAATAAACATTATATCACAAATCCTAGCATTGCTTTATTGTTGTCAAATTTTATTCTTTCATAAATGCGGTAGGGTCAAAAACCGAACTATCTTTTGTTTCGTAAGTTGGTTTTGATTTCCCTTTAAGACTTGGAGAAGTTATTTTATTTAGGATACTGGCTTTGCCATCCTCTAACCCCTGTGCGCGAAGTATCTTTGCAAATTTATCTTTATATAGTAAGAACATAGCTACCTCAGACGCATTGGTATGAGATTTCCATATATCTTGTTGCATATTTCCAGATACAATATACTTGTATGCTTCTTGCTTGTCTTTATTATTTACTTTTCCGCCCATAAAGTCTTCCATTGTTTTGATGTATGTTTGAAGCTCTTTTCTGTTAGTATCAGCTTGTTGCTTTTGCAATTTTTTTTCTTCTACAGCTTGTAACTCTGCTTGCTGTGCTTCTTGCTTTATAGCTGATTGTAACTGTCTTCTAATTCTGTGCGCTTCCCTAACTAATAATCCTGAGTCTTCCATTTTGTCTAATGCTTCCTCAATCTTATCTTCTGCCATACCATCAGCTTTCATTTCTTCTGCTAATAATTCTTTGTCTGATAATTTTAAAAAATCATTTAATCTAATTGAATTATCATTCATTTCTGGCTCTACAACTTTTTCTTCTTTTATTTCTTCTTCTGGTTGTAGTTTTTGTTTTAACTCTTCAACAGATGTGTTTTCATCTAAACCTAAACTTTTTGCTACAGCCTTCCAATCTATGTCAGACGGTTCTTCTTTAGGTTTTTCTGATACATCTTCATCCCAATCAACATCAGGTTCTTTAGCTTCTGGTGTTTCTACTTTATCAGTTTCTATAGAATCCCAACTAAATCCTTCTTCTGTTTCTGGTTGTTCTGCCGCTTCTTCTTCTAAACCTTTAACATCTTCGGCAACATCTTCAACAACATTTTCCTCTGTAGCTTTTTTTTCTTCTACTTCTACAGGTCCATCTGTTGTAAATGCGTTTGCGTCAAATGCTGGTTCTTTTACTTCTTCTGGTGTAGACTGTACTTCTTCTACTAGTTTTGATTTTTCTTCTGCCATTGTTTAATTATTTTTAGTCCCTATTTTGCAAATATAATACTTTTTTTTATGATTCTAAGATAGTTTGCGTTGCTTGGTTCATTTGTTGTTCAGATGCATCGCCTTCTGGAGAAGCTATTGGCGTATCTTTATCGCCCTTAGCTAACATGTTTTTTAATACTTCTTTATCCATTGACACTCTTTCTTTTAAATCAGATATATCTCTTTTATCATCTGAAGATATTTCTGCAACCTGAACTCTAGCTTGAGCTCCTATCTTAGCAACCTCAATACTAGTTTGATTATCCATTTGTTTAATTTGTGCATCAGCTTCTTTTTCTTGCATAGATGCCTGAGCCTGAGCTTGTAACATTTCTTGCTCTTGTTGTTTTTGCATCTCTACTTGTTTTTTCATTTCATCCATACCTCTTTCAAGTACATGCTCTGCTTCTGTCATTGTATCGGCTTTCATAACCTTAATAACATCTAACAAACTAATTTGTCCTGACTGTAAAGCAGCTTGCGATAATTGTTGTACAGCTTGACGCATAGAATCATCTTTACCGCTATCACCAACGTATACTCCAAAATCCTGTAAAGCAATATCAGGCATAACATTTAAAAATTTATATGCTCCGTCTCCTAATATAACAGCACCTTTTTTACCTCCTGCCCATGACAACTTCATTAAATTACATAATCTTTCGTATATTCTTTTCTTACATTGTATGTGTGAATAGAACCAACTTTCTGTAATAGTAGCTGATTGTACTACACTTCTTTGTACATTACCTACGTATTCATACTGACCCACAGCTCCTTCTCTTTGTGGGCTAACTCCAGATATATTACCAGCAGTTTGTTCTAACATAAGTTTTAAATTAATTAGCTGCTGAACAGACTGTGATAAAGTAAAATCAATTTGTTGAAACTGATTAAAGTTAGCCATCTGACCTCCTTCTTCTTTAGAATTTATTGGTATAATACCATCAGTTTTTAAATGATACAATACTGTTTGCATATCCATACCTAAGTTTGTTGGTAGCTGTGATGTATCATATACAACAGCTTTACCACCAGAACGAGCCATAGCAAGTTCTATATGGTACATAACTATATTGTATAGCATTTGTACATTCTTTAATAAATCTACCATTGACAAAGAACGTCCTGTTGTGTTATTTCTAACCACGCCTATATATGACAAACTTGTACTTCCAGCATCATCTACAGAACGAACTTGATTTGGTCTACGCTGTGTTCTAACTAAAACCTTACCCCCTATTTTAGTTCCTTCCCATATGTCATCTACAAATCTAGTTTCTACAGTTTCATTTTTTCTTGGTCTGTAATCATCTGCTACTAATTTTTTAAATGGTCTGCTTGGGTCGTATTTATTTTCTGATATTTTAAATCGTAAAGACCTTACTGATTTCCATTCGCAAGATATAACTCTAATTCTGTTTTCAGAATCTTCGTACATATTTACCCAATCAATATTAGAATTGTAATTAGCCAGTTGGTCGTGACTGTACACGCGAGACATTTCTGCTATTATGTTTACATCTTCATCTGTTAGCTCATCTCTATACTCATCTATTATTTCATTGAGTGACAACCACCTTTCTTCTCCTACCCATGTTGCATCATCTAAATAATCAGAGTTCATACCTATATCATAGACTACTGCTCTTGGGTCTATTCTTCTTACTTGCGGGTCTCTGTCTTGTATATCTACTTTATAAAATTCTTTACCAGTAACCAACAAATCTCTAAATCCATTTTTGAACTGTTCTTTTAATCTTTGTTTTTCTACAATATATTCTAGTCCATCTTGAGCAACTTCTTCAATCATTTCTCTATAGTTA